GGGGGGGTAACACCCCCCTTTTTTAAGTTTTAGGAGAATCTTATGCCACAAGCATCAGAGCTTATTGGTCTTGGTATGCCAGCCGAGCTTGCCGCCGAAGTGACGGACGGTACGTTCACAGGCAACCAAACCGTTACCGGAAATATCAATTTTGCTGCGTCTGGCAATCGTTTGCAGTACAAAGCTGGAACGACTTGCGGGACGTTTACGGCTAACGGGGCAAGTGCTGTGACCGTAAATACAGTGGCGGCATCGGCTACCATGATTGTTGTTATGTCGGTTAAAACAGTTGGTGGTACGCCTGCCGGGGCTCCGTATTTATCCGCAATTACTGCTGGTACGTCGTTCGCTGTAAAAGCGGCGGCTGGCGATACTTCGATATATAACTGGGCAATTATCGAAACGGCATAATTTATGGGCCAAAAAGAATCGTTGATGGGTCTTGGGATGCCAGGTGAGTTAGCTGTCAAGCTGGCTCAACCTGAATCCCTTGAGTTCGAAAGTGGTTCTGTGTCAGCACCGTCAGTTAGTTTTAATGGCGATGCTGACACTGGCTTATTCCGTCCAGCGGCCAACGAATTATCACTTGTGACTAACGGTGCAAATCGCATCCGTGTGACATCAGGTGGTTTTGTTAGTGTCGGTTCAACTGCGCCACAAAACGAATTTGAGGTTGTTGGTGAAAATTCGCCACGAATGACAATTAGAGCGAAAACGGAATCGTTGACCAATTTGGCGGAATTGGGATTTCACGTAAGCGAAAACGTCAGTAATGCGTCAGCAAATACGTTGGCACTAATTCGTGCCATACCAACGCAAGTTGATCCATCCGCATTAAAGGCGGATCTTTCGTTTTCAACAAATTCTGGCGATGTCGTTACCGAAGTCGTTCGTTACGATTCTGCTGGCAACGTCGGCGTGGGCGTTTTTAGTAACCTTAGCAAGCTTACAATCAACGGCCCTATTGCAATAAAAGCAGTCACGTCTGTCAATGCGGCCAACTATACGGTTCTTGATACGGATGCTGCAATACGTTTTAACACGACGGCGTGTACTGTAACATTGCCAACTCCAGCGTCGTTTCCAGGGCGTATTTTGCACATGAACGTAATTTCGGCGGTTGCAATTACTAGCGCATCCAGCAACGTCAAGCCGCGTACCTCCGATACTGCTGGAACGGCAATTTTGGCTGCGGCGGCTGGAAACTGGGCGATGTTACAAAGTGATGGATCTAGTTGGGTAATTTTAGCGGGATCATAATATGACAGCTTACACGGGCAATACGGTTACAACGACGCCAACAATAGCAACGGCTACCAGTGTTACTATTTTGGCCGCAAATCCTAATCGCAAATTTTTGTTGATTCAAAATGCCAGTGCCGCAGATATTTGCATAAACACCGAAGGGGCTGCGTTGACTGGAGTCGTTCCAAGTGCCACGAACAAAGCAATTTGTTTGAAAAGTACCGCAGGAGCAAACGTGTTGCGGTTCGAAGGTATGTATGTGCCAGCCGGAGCAATTACCGCATATCAATCCAGTGGCGCATCAATAAATACGGTGGTCGTTGTGGAAGGCTAGTGATATCCTTGAGGGGTCTAAACCTCTTATGGAGACAATATGGCACAAATTGACTGGCAAACGATCATGGGTGGACAACCGCAGCAGAAAAGCCGTTGGGCTGGTGCGAATGTTAAGTTCATGATGCTTTGCAGGAAGAACGAAGAAAAGTCGCAAAAGGCTGGCCGGGACATTTACGACGAAATACCGAGCATTTCTATCCAATGGCCGGGTGGCGATGAAACCGTTCGTGCGATTGAAGAGCGGGATAAGGTTGAACACGCCAACGCGTATGCTGCATTTATGGCTGGCACTGGGCCTGTTCAGTCCGGTATGCCGCTTCAGGAATGGCCCCGTATTACTGCGTCGGCGGTTAAGGAATTGGCCTATCTTGGGTTCCGTACTGTTGAGCAGCTTGCCGAAGCGAATGATGATGTTAAGCGCCGCATGGGGCCACTGGCTAAGTTCATCAAAGAAGCGCAGGAATGGCTTGGTGCGGCTACGTCTGGTCAGGCGCAGGTTGTATCGTTGAAAGAAGCGTTGGAGCGTGAGCGGCAACGTGCGGAACGGATGGAACAGCAGATTGAGCTGTTGATGCAGCGTATCGAAGGTAACGAAGGTACGCGGTTTACCCGACCTGTTCCTGCGTGGCGTAATGAAGTGACTGAGGCGGTGGACGAAGCTGCTGACCTTGATGATGTTGAAGTGCAACTTGAAAAACGTGGTCGGGGCAGACCTAAGAAACAATGACGTTATCCACGGTTGTACAGAATGTTGCAAACGAAGCGGGGTATACGGTTGATACAGCCGTTATTAACTCGTCGGAAACGACGACCAAGCAACTTCGGACGATGGTGCAACGGGTCAACCGTGAAATGGCCGAAAAGTACCTTTGGCCACAGTTGTTCGCGTCTGGCAGTTTTACGACCGTAGCGGGTCAAGCGGCGTACCAACTGCCAGCCGCGTTTTCCTACAACCACTACAATACCTTCTGGAACAGTTCCACACGATGGCGGTTGCTTGGTCCGATGACTGAGCAGGAGTATGCCGAAATACTCGGCTACGGGCTCAATACGACTGTTTATCAGCGGTTTCAGATTCGTGGCATGAGTAACAGCCAGTTGCTCATGAGTCCAACGCCGGATACGTCGGGACAGATCATAATCTTCGAGTATGTGGCCGAGCGGTTTGTTAGACCGGCAACGTGGGTAACTGCGACGTTGTACGCGGCTAATGCGTATACGTTTTACAACGGTAACTATTATCAAACGACCGGCGGTGGCACATCGGGTGGTACGCCGCCAACGCATACAAGCGGTAGCGCCTCGGACGGTGGCGTAACGTGGACGTATTACAGCGGCTCATATCCTGAGTTTTTGGCTGACAGTGACGTAAGTTTATTTAACGAAAAGACGCTGGAACAGGGCGTGTTGGAGCGGTTTGCTGAAATTCACGGGTTGACCGTGATGCCTCGTTTTGATGCTGATTTGAACGAAGAATTTAGTCGGGCAAACCCTGGCAAGATTCTTTATACCGGTGGGTTACAGCGGAACCTTGTGTTTGCGCGTGACGGTATTGCTACGTTTGGGACGTTTATCTAATGGCAACTAGAGCTATTCCAGTACCAGAATACGGACCGAACACCGATTACAACTCGTTCACGCGCTACGTCGAGCTTGTGAACAGTGGCGTACCACCGTTCCAGGCGCTTCGTGAGGCGTTTCCTCAAGGCATGATGAGCCCACAGGAACGAGCAAAACAGTTAGGCAAACAACAACAGTCAGGCGCGTTGGGGCAAATCGCGGGGATGGGGGTGGGTCTTTTAGGCGCTAAAGCCTTACAAGATGCGCTTGCTGGCAAAAAGGTGTTGGGTGGTTTACGCGAGGGGTTGTTCGGTGCGGAAGGTACGACTGGTCAAGGTATCGGCTCACGACTGGCTGATGCCTTTGGCTTTGGTGGTGGTGGACCGGCGGTAGCGGCAACGCCGGAAGCAACATTTGGTGGTCTTTCGGCTGGCACACCTGTTGCGTCAAGTATGGGTGGTGGTCAAATTCTTGCCGATGGCAGTGTGGTTGGCAACGCCACTGACATTACTAACTTTGCCGGTTCTGCCACGCCATATCTTGGTGCGGCTGGCACAGCGTTAGGCGCATATTCGGCGTTGCAAGGCATTAAGAAGAAAGATCCATTGTCGGCTGGACTTGGCGGTTTAGGTGCCGTTACTGGTCTTAACATGATGGGTTATACGCTTGGGCCGGTTGGTATTGCTGCAACTATCGGTGTACCGCTTGTTGCCGCACTTGCTGGCAAGATGGGCGATAAGGATCGGTGGAAAACTGAAGGTAAGCGTTTGGGTAAGTTGCGCGAGGCGGGTATCAATATCCCGCAAATGGAATCCGATACGTTGTCGCGTGGCCGTAGCAAGAAAGAGTTAATTGCTATTGAAGAACAAAAAGCAGCACAAGGTTTGCCAAGCAACGTGGAATTTGCGCGAACCCGTGATGAAAAGTTTTTGAAGCCCGAAGATATTTGGGGTTACAGCACATTCTTTGAAAAGTACGGTAATGACTGGCTTGGTAAATTTACTGAGCAACAACGCCGCGACATAGCACAGCAAGCCCTAAATGCTGGTGCTGTTAAAGAACAGCGCGGCACCATTGATATTGACTGGAACAAGGTGGATGCAACGCCACCGGCAGTACAACCGCAACAGCAACAGCAGCAAAAGCAGAAAAGGAAATAGTATGGCAAAAGGTGACAAACTCGTAGGTGCAATGGGCAAAGGCCCAAGCAAAGGCGCAATGACCCGCGTTTCACCGGGGGTATATCGCAATGCAGAAGGTAAGTTGGTTGGCAATAAGGGTCAGGCGTTGCCGCAAGCTAGTCGGCAAGCGCAAATGAATGACGCAACAAATCTTGCGCTGAATGGCGTGTCCCAATACGGCAACATCCCGCAGTCGAATGAGCCGATGCAAACTCAACCGTTGACGTTTCAGCCTGGACAAGGCCCAAGCAAAGAACAATTGATGCAAATGTTTAACGCCATGCAACAACAACCGCAAGGGCCAGGCATACCGGGTATGACGCCAAGACAAGGATTGCAATCGGGACGTGGCGGATTTGCGTTTAGTCAAATGCAGAATCCAAATCAACCAGTAAATTCTGGACCAATCATGAAATATGGTCCGCGTCGGTGATGAAAAATGCCACACCAGGAGTTTACCGTACCACCGCCATTTGCAGGGCTTGATCTAGTTTCGCCGATCAATGCGATGTCGCCTGAGTATGCGATTGAGCTAGTCAACGTCTTTCCTGGTGCTACCGCTCCGATTACTCGAAAAGGCTATGCCGAGTATTTGAATTTAACCGCAACTGCAACAAGCATTGACACGCTTTATCCGTTCAATAAAACAAACGGCGACAATGAGCTAGTTGCCGTAACAAACGGCGCGACACGCAAGATTTATAGCATCTTGGCTGGAACCGCGTTGGATGTAACTGGCACAACTGCCATTTCTGCTACTGGCACAAACTGCCAGTGTGAGCAGTTTGGTTCGCGGTTGTACATCTGTAACGGCGTTGACACGGTTCAGGTCTACAACGGCACCACTACCGTTGATTCTACGTTCACTGGTGTTACGCTTGCTAACCTTATCAACGTCAGCAGCTACAAATCGCGGTTGTACTTTGTAGAAAAGAACACGCTTAAATTCTGGTACGGCAACACCGATGCGGTTGGTTCATCGGCGCTGAACAGTTTCGACCTTCAGTATGTGATGAAGAAGGGTGGCCGGTTGTTGTTTGCTGGTAGTTATACCAACCAAGCCGCGCAAACCAGCCAGGACTTGTTTTGGGCCATTAGCTCCGAAGGTGAAATAGTTTTCTACAGTGGCAGCAGTCCAGCATCGGATGTATGGGGCTTAGTAGCGCGATTCGTTATTGGCAAGCCGCTCGGCTATCGTGCATTTGTTCGCGTCAACAATGACGTCTGGATACTGACTGAGCAGGGTGTTGTGCCGTTATCGGCGTTATTCCAGGCCGATCCCGAACAAGCTGTAAACGTCATCAGCGCAAGAATCAATCCGTTCATTACCGAAGCAGCGGTCGTTACGCCGTTTTCACCGCGCTGGCATGGATCGTTTTGGCCACAAGGTCGGCGCGTCATCATCAACGTGCCGTTGTCCGAAACGCAGACCCGGATGCTGGTATACAGCATCGACAGTAAAGGCTGGTGCGTTTACGACCTAACGAACCGTGGCGATGGTATTACGTTCGCGGTAGCCGGGCCGACACCGTATTACGGTAGTGCCAGTGGCGTGGTCTACGAAGCCGAAACTGGCTACGAAGACAATGGTTTTCCGATTCAGTTTTGTATCCGCACGGCGTTTAGTTACTGCAACACGCCTGACCAGTACAAAGCGTTTAAGGACATCCGACCCTTGCTAAAAACCAAAAAGGGTTTATCGTTTGACTTAGCGATTGATACCGATTTCCGGGATACCGCTACGGGCGATACTGTTTCGACCGGAACAGCTACCACGACCCTATGGGGTTCCACAGGTGCCACACCTGGCGGCTCCGGCTTTACTGCATGGGGTTCGCCTTGGGCTAGCGGTCCTGAATACATTTACAATAGATATTCCGTCCGTGGTCAGGGCCATAGTGCTTCGATCAAAATGGATGGCACACAGGATTCGTCACAGTGTTCGTTCTTCGGATTCGAGCTACGATTTGATGCGGGTGGACAGGTATAATTATGGCAAATGGCGCGATGAATGTAAGTCCTAGCCAAGCGGCGCAACAACCAGCGCAGGGACAAAACTACAATCAACTTCGTAACCAGTATCGTGGTCTTGCTGGTAAGGGCGATGCACGAAGTCAGCAACAGCGGCGTGAATTGATGAAGCAGATGCAACAAGCGCGTCGTTCACAAAACCAGCAAGGACAAACGCAACAGTCGCCGTATCAAGGCGCATTTGAGCCGATTGGCCAAAGCGTAAATCAGCAACTAGGGTATCTACAGCAGCAGGGGCAGTTCCAGCCCGGTTCGTTTCAGGACCAGATGAATCAAGCCTACGGCAACGTCATGCAGCAGTTTGAGCAAACGACTGGTCCACAGTTCCAGCGTGAGCAAGCTGATTTTCAGCAAATGGCGGCTGAACGTGGCTTAGACCCTAACAGTGAGGCGTATCGTTCGTTGCAAGGGCAACTATCGCAGCGGCAGGATTTAGCGCGTCAGCAAGCGATGAATCAAGCGTTGCAATCGGCCTATGGTGTACAGGACCAAATATTCGGTCAACAAAAAGATATTTACCAAATGCCAGCCGTAATGCTTGGCCAACTTGGTGGCTACTACGGCGAGATGGGGCAACAGGGTCGATTTGGTCAGGAATTGGCGTTCAAACGCAAGGAAGGTCAACTTGATCGTGCACAACGAACCAAAGAATTGCAGATGCAATTAAATGCGCCACGCGGCGGCGGTGGTGGATTGTCGTTTGAGCAGCAACGGCAGTTACAGCAAGAAGCTATAGCCGGATCTATGGCGGCTAACATGGCCATGGGCGGTGGCCAGCAGCAACAGCGGCAACCTAACTGGTGGGAAACTGCGGCAGGTTCATTCTTCGGACAACTGCCAAGTGCAATAATGGGAAAATAACATGGCCGACAATCCGCTACTGCAAGCACTGTTAGGCGTAAACGTCACGCCACAAGAAACGCTATTCGGTCAAGGCGCACAGACTATCGGCACCATGATGCCGAACGTATACAGCCCATACGTTAGCCCTGGTCGTAATCTTGCTTCGATTGCTGGTGCCGGTCTGCTTGCAGGACTCATGGGCTATGCAGCCAAACGTGAGGCTGAAGCTGAAAATCGTGCGTTAGCGCCGCAGTTGTCGTCAATATTGTCAGCGCAAACGCCGGAAGAGTTAAGCACACTTGCCGGTGCGGAAGGTTTTCCAAGTCGGCTTATGCCGTTGGCGCAACAGATGATGCTCCAGCGGCTGACGCAGCAACAAACAGCAGCGGAAAAAGCGGCAGAAGCAAAATTAGCCGAACGAAAAACGGCACTTGAAGCGTTTGGCACATTAACAGCTAAATATCCGACCACTGAAGGTTTAAATACGTTGCGTGAAGCAGCAGGACTACCACCATTGAGCGGTACCGGCTCTGGAGTCGAGCAAGAATTTGAAACGCCGGAAGATAGGCAACGCCGCATCAAAGACGAACAAGAAAGAACAATAAAGCAACAGAACCAAACATCGGCGCTAATACAAAATGTTGCTTCACATCCGACAATTATCAAAACGCAAGGGTTAGAACAGATCTATAAAAATGCCAAGCAAATTCAAAGCATGGATAGTGCTGCTGCAGCAGACTCATTGAAGAAATTGTTAATTAAGTCCAACGATATCGCATCGACCATTACGTTGCCTGAATTCGGATTAGCCGAGCGTACACAAGGCGTTTACGACAAGTACATGGGAATATTGGAGCGAGCAAAGGCGGGCAAAAGTGATCTAACGCCTGAAGCACGACAGGAAATGGTAAACGTAATTGATGCGGTTCGTACCGCAGCGTTAGACGAAACACAAAAGTTTATTGTAGGCCGAGCCATTATTGAACGAAAACTTGGTTCATTATTAACGCCGAAAGAGTTAATGCAATCGCAGGGATTTACATTCAAGCCAGCGCAAACTGATCTGGATCAAATATTTGCAACAGGCGAAAAACTCAAACGCGCCAAAGCCGCAGGAGCGTTGCCGTTGGCTGAACTTCAACGACTAGAAGAAGCATATCGCTTAAAAGTAGAACAGGTAATGGAAGGTTTGTAATGGACTTGAATGAAATCAATGCCATTTTAGACAACGCGCTT